GGCAGAAGTGTTGGAAGCGGTGAAGCAGTGGGGGTGGAATTTGCAATATGCAAGTTATGAATTACGAGGTGATCGTGAGGTGGTGCTGACAGCGGTATTGCGGTGTGGGTGGAATTTGCAATATGCAAGTGAGGAATTACGCAATGACAAAGGGGTAGTGCTGGAAGCGGTGAGGGAGAATGGATTTGCGTTGGAGTTTGCGAGTGAGGCATTGCGTAATGATCGTGAGGTGGTTATAGCAGCGGTTAAGGAAAGGGGGTGGGCGATGTATTACGCCAGTGAGGAATTGAGGTTTGAAATGGCAGAGTGTTGGCTAGAGCGTATGGAACAGGAGGCAAGAAATGATTGATAAGACTAGTACAAAGGCAGAAGTGTTGGAAGCGGTGAGGCAATGGGGGGGCGCGTTGCAGGATGCGAGTTATGAGTTGCGTGGCGATAAAGAAGTTGTAATGGAAGCGGTGAGGGAGAATAGCTTGGCGTTGGAGTTTGCGAGTGAGGAATTACGCAACGACAAAGAGGTGGTGCTGGCAGCGGTTGGTTACAATGGGAATTTGTTGAGGAATGGGCGTGCGTTGAGATATGCGAGTGAGGAATTGAAGAATGATATAGATGTGGTTAGGGCAGCTTTAAGTAAGTCTTGGACCGCGGTTACCTATGCAAGTAGGCAAATCCAACGTAACATTATCCAAGATTGGTTAGGAATTAAAGAGGTAAAAAATGATTGATATAAGCTTTGGAACTTATTCGCAAGTGTTTTTATTTAGTGCAGTGTATTGGGGTTCGTTGATAGGGGCCTTGATTTTTGTTATTGCCGGTCCGGATTTAGACGAAAACGATAGGACCTTAGGCGGAGTATGCTACAACGTTTTAGCACGTCTTTTACTGGCTGCGGTTGCGTTAGTCGTGTGGTATTACGTCTTCACATTTATTTTGTTTTTATTCTTCGAAACATTGAGAGCGTTGTAAGATGAGTGAAGATATAAGATCACATAACATTGGTGCGTCGGACTATTCCAAGTACAAAATACAGCCATGGGATATTTGGCTTGAGTACAACCTAAACCCATGGGACGCTGATATTGTTAAACGTGTGTTACGCAACAAACCGGGTGAGCGACGACTGGATTACGAAAAGATCATCCATGTGTGTCAAGAGCGTATCCGGCAACTGGACGCAGAAGCTAGCCAGAGCTTTTCTGATGATATAGACCGGGCGTTACGCGCGCACTTTCTAAAGGAGGATCAAGAAAATGATTAAACCAACTTTAACCTATGATCCATTAACGCAAGAGTATTACTATAAATGTAGTCGAGAAGAGAAGGACATACCAAAACAGTGTCGGATGAAATGGTCCGCTGGTAACACGGCTTGGAAAACTAAAGACTGGGCATTAGCCATGAGAGCCGCAGAGCTTTCAGGCATCGGCACTGAGATGTTTAGAGATAAACTTTTACAGCCACCAGCTCGACTCACCCTACCCGATTTCTTATACGACTACCAAAAAGAAGGCATCCAAACGATTGTGGCCAATAAAAACTTATTGCTTGCTGACGAGCAGGGGTTAGGTAAAACTGTACAAACCATTGAGGCGTTGCGGTACATGGACGTCCGGCGCATTTTAGTATTGTGTCCGGCGTCACTAAAGTATATGTGGCAAGAGCAATTCGACCAATGGTCGGATAACTTACCCACCCAAGTAGTGGCCAACGGTAAGTCGGCAATCATAGCCACAAACAATGTGGTGATAGCTAACTACGATCTGGTATCCAAACGCTATATCTATGAGCAATTGAGGGCATGGTCGCCCGATATGGTGATCTATGATGAAGCGCACTATCTCAAGAACCCCACGTCCAAACGGGCAAAGGCCTCGTTTCTATTGGGAGCTAAAGCCAGCCGGCGATTGATGCTTACTGGTACCCCCATGCTTAATCGGCCGATAGAGCTTTATAGTATCCTAAGATTTTTAAAACGAGAAGCGGTTGAGCCATACGACAATTATAAAAAATACGGTTATAAGTTTTGTAACGGTAAAGAGGGCCCGTTTGGTTTTGATGTTAAGGGGGCCAGTTGTACCGACGAATTGAACTACAGACTCAAACGCACCGTGATGCTACGACGGTTAAAGAAAGATGTGCTTACGGACTTACCAAGCAAGACGATGCAGATTATTCCTATGGAGCAAACCAAGGACACTAAAAAGATAGTCAAGCAAGAAGGTCTGTTTGATGTGGCCAAGATTTTAGAAAAGCCAGATGCTAACCTTATCGGCGAGATGGCTACTATTCGGCGAGAACTTGGAGAAGCTAAGCTGCCACAGAGCATCGGCTACATTAAAGATGTGATGGCGAGTGGCGTTGAAAAGGTTGTGGTGTTTGCGTACCACAAGGTAGTATGTGAAGGGTTGTACGAAGCGTTTAAAGACGACGGAGCAGTGCTAGTCTATGGCGGTACTGCGTCAACAGATCGCCAACGCTACGTCGATCGGTTTCAAAAAGACGTCGACACTAAAGTTTTTATCGGCCAGATACAAGCTGCCGGCACTGGACTCACCCTAACCGCAGCCAGTCACGTGGTATTTGTAGAGAACAGCTGGGTGCCCGGAGAGATGGACCAAGCCGTTGACCGGTGCCACCGGATTGGCCAAGAAAATAAAGTTATTGCGCAGGTTCTCGTCGTGAAAGACAGCATCGACCATGTTATAATGAGGTCTATGTTTTTTAAAAAGAGAAAGATTAAGGAGGTATTGGAGTAAATGGAAGTAATTGATCACAGAACAGAAAAACTTAATAAGATTGTTAAGCTAGAAAAGAACCTAGACATGGCTGCTCAATACGCACCTCGACTCGTTAAACGTTTGGGGGTGGGTAGTAAACACGCTTTCCCAAGCTGTTATAGTTTCGACGCAACGTATGGGTATTTTGTAGCCAAAGACGGAAGCAAGCTCCCGGGTGCCAGAGTGCATATACACCACAATCTATTGGACTTATCGGTTGTAGAAAACTGGGGGCTATCATACATTGACGAGATACTTGACCCAAAGAACCGAGCATTAGATGATCTGGTTAAGCGCATGGCAAACTCGTTCAGAGCCGGAGCAACCCGTGTTAGTTGATAAAGCGAGAACTTTTGCTATTACGTACCATGAAGGACAGAAGTATCGGGGGCTGCCGTACATAGAACACTTGCGGCAAGTGGCCACGTTTTTAATATTAGAGCTTGACATTACCGAGGTAGACGCTGTTGCGGCGGCATACCTTCATGACATAGTAGAGGACACTCAATGTACTGCGGCACTGCTTGCTAGAGAATTTACCCCGGGTGTCACTACGATAGTTAAAGCGTTAACTCGCGACTCGGACGAAACGAGCGAAGACTATATCATGAGGATTCACCATGCCGGTCGTTACGCCATGGCAGTTAAAACAGCAGACCGAGTGTGCAATTTAAAAAACTTAATACTAGATGCTGAGGCGGGTAATCTAAAACCGAAACTAATAGAGCGATACGAACGTGAGCTTAAAACCATACGGGCGTATTTCCCTATGGAATTTGTAGCGCATATCAATGGGGTGCACAGCCATTTGAGGAGTGTACTATGAGCGCACATTCACTATTTGGCGCGTCATCCGCACAGATTTGGACCAACTGTACGGCGCAGCCATGCTTGGCTTCGCAAGCTAAAACGTTTGAGGAGCCAAGTTATTATGCTACCGAAGGGACCACTGCGCACAATATAGCCGCCGATATTTTAGAAGGCACGTTGCCCATAGAGGCCATCGACACATTATCTGATGAACTAGTCAATGCGGTTACAATGTACACTCAATACGTGAAGCGACACGTTAAGAAAACTAGTAAGCTATACGTAGAGCAACGTATCCGACTGGACTCTATTGACGGTGGCCGCTTTTTTGGCACGGCGGATGCTATCGTATCGTCTAAAAACACATTGACAGTCATTGATTTTAAATACGGCCAAGGCATTAGTGTGCAACCAGAGAACAACCCCCAATTGCTTTATTATTTGTTGGGCGCAATAGAGCTTGAGGGACTTGACATCATGTGCGGTAAAAAGTTTTATGTAGCGATTGTGCAGCCCCGAATGGAGAAAGACCCAATCCGTAAAGTTGAAGTGCCGGCTCGATCGTTGATTGCGTTTCAAGCATTTTTAGAGGGACGGTACGAGAAGGTGAAGGAAGACCCAGAATACAACCAAGGCCCGTGGTGCCAATTTTGTAAAGTGAAAGGTGTGTGTCCCGAGCTTAAACGAATTAGCAACGTCACGACTAAAACTGATATTGAAGGCGATGTTACTACGTTGCCCGAGGTGGAGCAGCTAAGCATGGAAACCATCAGCAAGGTGCTGGAAAATGCCAGTGCCATAAAGAAGTGGTTGACAGCGGTTGAAGCCTATGGTTATAATCTAGCTTTAGAAGGTTGTGAGATTCCGAGACATAAGTTAGTATTGGGTGGGCGAGCCACCAGAAAATGGATTAATGAGAGCAAAGTTGCCGAAGAATTACAGAGCGAATATGGCCTCGACATTTTTGATATTAAACTCAAATCTCCAGCCCAGATGGAAAAGTTAGTCGATGACAAGGAGGTTGTGCAAAAATATGTTATGGTCCCAGAGAAAAAACCAGTACTGGTTTCGGACACAGATAAAAGAGAGCCTTATAATTTAGGCAACGAGTTAACAAGTTTAATAGATTAAGGAGATTAAAATGGCAAAACAAAGTTACAAAAATAATGTTATTACACCAGTGGGAAAACTATCGTACCCGTATTTAGTAGATAAATTAAGCACTCAAATAGACGGCCGAGTTATTGAGAAATGGTGCGTCGATTTGTTGTTTTCTAAAGACACTGACCTATCGGCCTTAAACAAAATCGTTAAAGATTTAATTAAAGAGCAATGGCCAAAATTAACGCCAGAGATGGTGAAGGAGAGGGTTCGAGTACCCTTTAAAGATGGAAACGCTAACCTTGACAAAGAAGGTGAGATTAAGCCCGGGTACGAAGATATGATTTACGTTTCGCTTGACACTAAAAATCAAGCACCGCTTTTAAAAAACGCTAAGGGCGAGGTCATGACCCCAGAGGAAGGACGTAATGAGTTGTACGGTGGGTGTTACGGTCGCGCGTTAGTTAACGCAGGAACCTATGACCACCTCGGCAATAAAGGCGTTAAGTTTTATCTAGCTGCTGTACAAAAGCACCGAGACGGTGAGCCCATGGGTGATGGTAAAACAACTTCGGCGCAAGTCGATAAACTTATGGAAGCGTTTGACGATCAAGAGGACGCAACAGATAACTCAGATTTGTTGAGCTAGGGCGCACTCATGCTATATATCGACTTCGAAACAAGGTCGTATTGCGACCTAACAGCCAGTGGTTCGTGGCGATACGCACAAGACCCAACAACCGAGATCTTGTGCATGGCCTACGCTTTCTCAGATACTGAGCCTAAACTAGTAATAGGCTCAGAGCTGCCAGATATAGTAGCCTTGCATATTGATATGGGTGGGATCGTTGAGGCGCACAACGCCATGTTTGAGCGAGCACTCTGGGGATCCATATGCGTAAAGAAATACGGATGGCCAGAGATAAAGCCAGAACAATGGCGATGCTCCGCAGCATTGTGCGCCCGATGGGGCGTACCTCGAGATTTGAAGACAGCTCCCATGGCCCTAGGGCTACAAGAAAATAAAGACACCGAAGGCCGGGCAATCATGCTTCAACTCAGTAAGCCCCGAAAGACTAAAGACGGGCTTGCCTATCTCGAGGACGCTACTAAACTCAAGAAGCTGTACGACTACTGTTTACAAGACGTGCGTACTGAACGAGCAATCAGCCACCACTTCACCCAAGACTTTGGATTTGAGAAGAAAGTGTGGGCGTTGGACCAGCGCATTAATTACCGAGGCGTACCCGTTGATCGACAAGGTGTAGAGAACGCACTAGAGCTACTCGCCCTATACGCCGAACAGCTTGATAAAGAAGCCAAAGAAATAACCGGCGGTATCGCAGTAAGTCAACGAGATAAATTAATCGAGTGGGCCAACGAGCGCAGTGTGAGTTTGCAGTCATTGACTAAAGAGGCCGTGGCTGATTGTCTCGACTGGGTGCAAGATAAAGAAGTCCGGCGCGTTTTGGAGATTCGGTCGCAATATAAAACTTCAACCGCCAAGTACCAACGGTTGCTATCCAGTATGTCAGAAGGCGATCGTATCCGAGATGCGTTTGTTTACTATGGCGCACTCACCGGACGATGGGCTGGCCGCTTGGTTCAGTTCCAAAATTTACCAAAAGGTTCCGTTGCGTCCGATCAGATCGACGACGTGGTGGATTCTGTGGTTAAAAAGGATATTGCCAAAATAAACGCACACGAGGTTGCCCCTATGTTGCAATTATCTAGTTGCATTAGGGGTATGATAGCCGCGCCCGCAGGGAAGTCTCTATATGTGGCGGATTTCGCCGCTATTGAAGCTCGGGTCGTTTCGTGGCTTGCAGATTGCAATTTAGCGTTAGATCAGTTTAAAAAAGGAGAAGATTTGTATGTTACCATGGCCGCCAAAATATATAATGTTACAGAAGCCGAGATTACCAAAGCCCAGAGGCAGTTGGGGAAGGCGGCTATTCTTGGGGCTGGTTACGGTATGGGCCATAAAACTTTTCACCGGACCTGTGCGTCGTGGGGCATGGAGGTCTCGGAGGAGTTAGCCCAGTCCGCCATTGCCACGTACCGCTCCGTGTATAGTGAGATTCGGGACTTGTGGCGACACACCGAGCTGGCTGCTACAAACGCCATTCGGTATGGTAAGCCTGTGACAGCGGGGAAAGTCACATGGTTTATGCACGACGGTAATTTACACTGTAAGCTACCGAGCGGTCGGAGCTTGACGTATCGTAAAGCTAGGCTCCGAGCTAAGGAAACTCCATGGGGTGGTGAGAGCTATGAGCTTGTGTACTATGGTTCCCGAGAGAAGGGGGCCAAGTGGGTTGAGATAGACACCTACGGCGGAAAGCTAGTGGAGAATATTACACAAGCGATTGCCCGAGACTTATTAGCCGAAGCCATGCTACGACTAGAGGACGCTGGGTATGATATAGTCATGCACGTACACGACGAGGTAGTGTGTGAGGTCCCGGACAACGCTACCAAGTCGTTGTCAGAGTATGAAGCTATCATGGCTGAGGTGCCTGCGTGGGCAAAGGGAATGCCTATTGACGTCGAAGGTTGGGTCGGTAAACGGTTTAAGAAATAGGAGTTAACTATGACATTGCATGATATTTCTTTAATAGCGATATTTATTTCTTTAATAGCGATATTTATATCATTTATCCCGTTCTTGAAAACTCTTTATGAGGACTATGGCAAGCCAGCCTTGCCTTGGAGGAGTTGTGAGACCGTTGAAAAAACAGAGGAACGGAAAAAATTGGAAGAATTAATTAAAAAATACAACGTGCCAACAGAGCTACAAAAAAACTTAAGTGCTGTTACCGAGAAGTATTTTTTAATGTGGTGGTTTAAGGCTGAAACTGGAAAGTTTGGTCGTTACTGGATTTATAGTCGCCAGCCCGATGGTACATTAGGTGAAAACAAAGGAGAAATAAAGTTCTTTGGAAGTCCTTTTGCCGTTTTCGAATCGGAGGATGAATTAAATGAAATGTGCGATGAAGAAGTTCAAGGTGAGCCGTTAAAAAGAAGAAGACGTGTTATGCAAGATAGATTTACTAGCTTATGATAATACTTTAAAAAATAGTCAAACTATGGTACACTATTAGTATGCGTTTGGTATTTATAACGTCTATGCCTTGATAAAATATGCTACCAAATGCGTACTAGGCCCGATAAATGTTTACAGCTTTTAAATCTTTTCGGACAAACTATTGGGCCCCATGATTAAAACTTCTATACTTACTTTAGACTTGGGGACTACTTGTGGCTGGGCATTAAAGCATAATAACCGTGTACACTCTGGGGTATTTAAACTAGCCCCCAGTCGGTTCGACTCTTACGACCAACGGTTTCTAACTTTTAATAAATGTTTGAAACAACTTTTAACTAAGCACTTTAAAAACGCTGATCTCAAAAAGCTCCAAGTGTTTTATGAGGAAGTAAGGCAGTCCCAAGCTCCCGACGCCGCCCATATGTATGGCGGCTATAAAACCGTGTTAACTTGTTTTTGTTTAGAACACGGTATCTCATATAAAGGCGTGGGCGTCAAAACGATCAAGAAGTTTATTACAGGCACTGGCTCCGCTGGTAAAGAGAAAGTTATGGATAGTGTGCGTAAACTAGGCCATTACCCAGAAGACGACAACGAAGCCGATGCCATCTCCATCTTGTACTACGGACTAGACTATTTGTCGTAGGGCGTAACCAAGCCAGTGTCAAGCATGATGTCACTGAGCTTTACGTTGTCTATATAGACGTCAGCCACTAGCCTAAAATACTTTCCTCGCTTAACCTTTTTCAATTCAATACGCTGGGCGTTAACTAATAAGTCCCTTAATTGCTCCCGAGCAGCTATGGCGTCGGCTTTATTCTCAGCGTCATTTAACTCAAACGCATCGTAGCCTGTTGGTCGGATAGGGATTTCTCGACAAAATAAATCTAAATCACAGTTTAAATTTACTTTAAACGTATCCCCGTCATGCACCTTGGTTACTTTCAAAACCTCTAGTTGAGTAGACTCTGAGATTGCTAGTTGACTAACCCCGAATATCGCCAGTATTGCGGAACCAATTGCATATAGTATTTTTTTTATCATCAGACAATCTCCAATTTAAACCCTGTAGGGTATGTCGCTAGTAATTGATTAAGTGTATTTTTAGAATACGACACCGCCAATTGCCGGGGGTGCCCCATAAACTCCCATTCTTTGCCGACTAAAATACACCCTTCAATATCCGATATAAAGTTACCCGCATGAATAAGTATGCCCGATCGCCCCGGAACATTTAACACGACAAACGCTTCGGGGTATTTCACGCTGGTATAATTAGTAACGTTGTATTGCCCACACGGGATGCACGACACATTCCGCATATTACGCTGCCACGGTAGCTCTAAG